TGCAAAAAAGAAGAAAAAGGGAGATCTTCTATTTGCGTTGCTATCGTGCACCTCAGCCGTTTACGTTTGAGTGGTACGTCTGCAGGCATTGAATACAATACTGTCAGACACTAGCTTCTAGAACATTAGCTTTGCAGCGAATTTCGAACCAACGAAGAAACACGACCGACTACACTACTGAACTAGCACTTCCTAGTTACACTACGACCTTGGACTTGTTTCCTACGCGCGAACGAAGACGACACACGTTCGCACCTCTCCTAACACCAATCTCCTCATCATGACCTCCTACGAGCAGCTCGCCTCTTCCCTCCCCATGTCACGAGTCACGAACTGGGCTGACGCGATGAACGACGAGCTGGACGGGTTGGGGTTAGATCAGGTTGCTCGGATCACCGACCCTGACACCTTCTCTCCTGCCATGCTCGACGATAGCCTGCGGGTGGACTACTCCCGGGTGAAGAGTCAGATCCCGGCGGCAGAGCGGGCCAAGCTGGAGAATGGCTTGGGTTGCACCGCGATCATGCGCCGCGGTACTAAGAACCGTAGCACTGTTCCTCCTGGCTACGAAATGAGCCGGACCTGTTGTGGATTGCCGTACGGGCCTGACGTCGCCAGCATCGCTTGGACTGACGCTGACCTACACATCGGCACGGACGACCAGGTGAGCAAGACCGCTTACGCGCTTGTGACTGCATTCGAGCGCGAGGTGGGTCGGGTCGGACTCATGAGTGAGCACCCAGCCCAGGTTTACAAGGCGCCTTGCCAGGATCTGTACATCTCAGGAATTGGGCTCACTTGGTACTGTATCCAGCTACGTGGCGAACTAACGCTCTACGTCTGCCTGCGCAAGTGCCGGGATAGGCACGAGATTCTGGATGTTGCGACGAATTCTGATTTGTCCGTCGTCCGAGAGTATGATCGTGCTATGTACTGCGACTTGATGCTGGCGCTATCCGCGTTGCAGTTCGCATGCGTCGAAGGGCAGCTCGTCTTGAACTGGCCATTACTGCAAGACGCGCCCCTCAAGGGGATGGCGAAACTGTCACGCCGCACAGGTGCGGGTGCAGTCAGTGTCGAATACGGGACCGGCGGGCCAACTCAGGTCTTCGATTCCCAGGGACGCACCCTGAGTCAGAAACAGGTTGTGGAAAGACGTGTGCCGATAACCTACATCACGCACTCTTACGCTGGCTGCGCTCAGGTGTGCCATGGTGTGATGAGTGCTGGCGATGTGCCCGCCTCACTAGCGGTGGCACTAGCTAGTGGAAATGGCAAGTCGCTTAGTGGCACTGCGATGGCCGTCAGGCGGTTCACGGGCGGCTTCTTCATCGCAGCGACCACTGCTACCAGTAACATGTCGGTTTACGGCCTGAGGACCGGTTACAAGGAGCGGCCGATGACCAGGGACGGGCTGCTGTCCCCTGCTTGCACCGCAGCACTGTACGGTACCGGATACGGCGGAGTGTACGTCACTATTAACCGTACGCATGTGGCGCTTAACACCGCACTCGAGCGGCTGTCACCCACAACCAATCTCGTGGTGGCGGACCGCGAGCCTTATAAGCTGCAGCAATACGTACTTGACGTATGCTCACTACAAGGCTGGACAGCTGTGCCGACTCACGAATCTAACGTGGATGTGTACGGAGAAGAAGACCGATTCCTCGGCCGGGTAGAGGTGCGCTACGGGTACAACAGCGGGCCACGCTGGGCCGCGCTCCTGCCGAGATGGGATTTTGCATTGGATTGCGGGTCCGAGCTGCCTATGGATTATGGCTGCTCCGGATTGGGCCGCTTCTTGCTCGCTCCAAACATCCGGAAAGGCCAGTTCGTGGGGATCCAGAAGATGGCTCTGAATCGCAAAGGCCCCTTCGCAATGTTAGCGCAAGATGTGTTCAAGGAGAAGCGCCTCAGCGGGTCGCTGCCGATGCCAACCTGCTACGTCGTCGACACCGAGTACATGCAACGCAAGCGGGGTGAGCATCTGGAGAGATTCGTGTACGCCGTGGGAATAGCGAAATTCTCTAACGGTAGGTACCACGGCAGTTGCTGTGTCGTCGATGACTCCAGGGAGCTGCAGCAGTTCGTGGCCGCCAATCCGCGTGAGGCTGAAAAACAGTTACCGAATTGGCAGAAGTTGCTGCGCCAGGCTAAGCCCGGGGATCCCGCGACCGTGCTCCAGGAATTGGCTGCCCTAGCAAAGCATCCAGATGTCCGACTCTACGCGAAAGGAGCAGACGTCGAGTCCGAATTGCTTGCGAGCGATTACTCTGGGGCAACCAGATTGTTCACTCGTCAGAATAGACGGGGCTTTGCACTCGGGGAGCTTGGCCATCTAGTGGAGCAATACGACACGCTGGCTCGCAAGGTGAGCTGGCCGATAGATCACAACCCTGCACGCGAGGCGGTGTTGTTTGGTCACATGGCGGGCTTGAGCGACGACCTGCCACCGATTGACGAAATCGGCCAAGACCGGTGGGTCGTGTTGCGCCACTGCGCAATGCGCCAACTCGTGTGAAGTCGCTATGTAAATCATATCCGCCCTCGAATGGGCACCCCTAGTGGGCTAGGATATTGTGT